AGTGATTGGATAACTCACTCAATTTATTTGGGTAAAGATAACAACGACGTGGATGATAGTGATAACGGAAGTTATACTATTACTACTCATGATGGAAAACTCTACAACGGAAACGGTGAAGAGATTGCCATTAAATAATAAAATCGTGGGGTCAGAAATGACCCCACCAAGAAAGGATGAAAAATGAAAATTAAAGAAGACGGACAAGCCAAAATGAGTATTACGTTAGATCATGGCTTTATTAAAGTGAAGAGAACAAGCGGACTTGAATTAGCAAAATGGTATGCAAACAAGGGTGATTGGGATAGAATTTGGAACACTATCAATAGGATGGTTAAGAAAAATAATGGTTTTAGTTTAAGTTTAAAAGAAAAGGAAAAAATTTAAAAATAGAAAGGAGGAAAAATGCCAAATTGGACAGAAAACGAAGTTAGATTTATTTCAAAAAATAAGTCTTCACTTACTAAACTTAAGAAAAAATTGGAGGGAAAAGAGAAGTTAAGAGAACTCCCAAGCGGTAAGTGGACAACTGTTGATAATGTTTTTGACTTCAATAAACTTATACCAATGCCAAAAGCTTTGATTGGGACAACTTCCCCAACTCCGATGGAAACAAAGGAAGAAAAGAAAAAAGCAATGGCTTTGAAAATAAGGTACGGTCATTCTAATTGGTACGATTGGAGTTGCGAAAATTGGGGAACTAAATGGAACTCAGTTGACGCAGAAAGAACTGAAGATGGAGAGTCAGTTTTTTATAATTTTCGTACTGCGTGGGATTGCCCAAGGGGAATTTCAGACATCATTATGGATAAAATTCCAAATGATGTTAAAATTGATTATTGGGTATGTCAACACGAATTTGAAGACGGAGAAGAACAAATAATATAGGAGGAAAAACATGGACAAGAGTAATATGAGTGAAGAGTTTCATGATTGGTTGGAACAATGCCCTGTGATGTGGAGTAAAAAACATAACGAGGCAACTTACACGTTTTGGGTTCCACAATTTTATGAAGATGAAAGAGAGGAGGAAAAATGAGTGCGAGTGAAAGTACAATAAACGAAGAGAAAAAAACTATCACTAAATCATGGACACAAAGAGTTGCTGAAAAACTAGTCGGCAGAAAAATTGTTAAAGTCCGATACATGGACGAGCAAGAGGCTGAAGACTGTGGTTTTGAAAGTAGACCAATTGTTTTCGTTTTAGATGATGGTAATTCTATTTACCCCATGCATGATGATGAGGGTAATGACGCGGGCGCCATGGGTACAACTTTTCAAAAGTTGCCTACGATACCTGTAATTTATTAAACTATACGAATAACTTTACCTAACTTGTTTTGAGGTTTAGCACACCTTAGGACAAGTCGGTGAGTTTCTGAACTCCCAATAATCCTATTTTCAAGCAGGGTCATTGTGGTTAAATCATAAAACTCGCCATTAGGTAATTCAATCTGAACCCTCGCATCCAAGCACACAGGACTAGTCATGAATTTATCTATAGCTTTCTTTAACTGTCTTCCGTCAACCATGACTTGCAATATATCTCATATTTTATATATTGCAACATTATGGGTGTACCTAAAAAATTAACCGACATGCAAAAACGATTTGTAGAGCTCTTAGTCTATGGCGACCCGAAAACCGGCGAGCCACTTAACAAAACAGAGTCCGCAAGGGCAGCTGGATACGCAGCTGAATGGGCTAGGAAAGAGGGATCTGATCTATGCAATCCCAAGCTTTCTCCCCTGGTCGTTGCTTACAAAAGACAATTAGAGCACGAGCGTCTTGAAAAACACGAAGTATCTCATGTTAGACACGTAGCAAGACTTAATGAATTAGGTAGAAAAGCTGAGAAAAAAGGTAATTATCAATCGGCGATAAGGGCAGAAGAATTAAGGGGACGAGCAGGCGGAATGTATGTTAACCAAACTATAACTAAAACTATCTCGGCAGATATTGAGGAAGATAAGAAAACAATTGAAAGAATCGAAGGGTTTCAAAAGAACCTCAAGCAGATCAATAGTGATCACCCTGCAATGAAAGATAAAAAAGATTAATCTAAAATCTTTTCCATAGATATAATACAACCTGTGGGAAATATATTTGTATCACTAAATACTTCATCGGTTTCATCGTAAGAACTAAATGTTATTAAAAACTTCTTTGTTTTTTTAAATACATAGGCTTGCGTTATCATTTTAGATATTGGAAGCTTCTCCATTTCTTCCTTAGATTTATGCCCTGCGTCGCCGGTAATGTCGAGCCAACGTATAGTATAGAAATAATACTTACGTTTATTTATTACTGCATGTTTATATCTTTTCTTCCGACGTCTAGGCATAAGAGGGTTATACTATTTAAAACGTAAATCTGAAAATTAAAAAAGAAAATCTATGCTCGCGACCTCTGTGAGAGATTTGTACCCTGCAAAAAATGGTGTAAAATATAGCTTTTTATGCAATTTGTACCCTAAAACAGAAATAAAAAGTCAATGAAATAGCCATTTTTTAAATTTGTACCTTTTTCATGTTTTGACCTAAGGTACAAAAATGAGCAAATAAGTGTTGGTATTACTATCTTTTTTAATTTGTACCCTGTAGAGAGGTAAAAAACAAAATTTTTTTTAAAAACTGTTTTACTTTGAAAAAGTACTATACTAGGGTACAAAAGCTGCTAGCTAGCTGCTTACTGTTGTATTTTTGCAACAGTGTCATAATACTTATCTACTCTCTTTAAGAACTCATGTTGAAATGTGACAAATTCTTGTCCTTCGGAGGTGAATTTCTGAAAAAAGCCATCTTTAGAACACATTAGAATAACACCTTGATTAATTTTAGTGCCATATACATAGTTGTGAGCCATGGCATACGCCCCTAATTGTAAAAAATAATCACTGATCCACTCTCTTCGCTTGGGTTTATTGGTCTGTTTAAAGTCAACAATGCTTTCCTTTCCTGCATATACACCAGCCACGTCGGTAGCTCCTGCATAAAGGTCAGGGTAGTATACTGTCACTTCTAAACCCCACAGCTCTTCCAGGTCCCCGAGCCCTGTTTCAATAACCTTTCTAGCCATGTTCCCTGCTTCCTTACCCAAGGATGTCATGTCTAGATGGCCTGAGCCGTCCAGATAAGCCTCTAGATACTTATGCATAGCTGTACCCCTAGTCGCTGCCAAATCCTTAACTCTGTCCGCCTGGTGAGCTCCTAGACGTGCTCTCCACTCGGCTAGCTTCTTTTTCTTTTCTTCGCTCTGAGTTTGACCCAAAATGGTCGTGACCGACGGTAGTTTAAAGTCTCCTACAGTATAGTGCCGATGTCCACTGACCAGGGCACGGGTAGAAGACGGGTAATCAAATTTTTTATTCCATTTCATTTCAAATTATCTCTGAATAGTTTTAGCATGGCTTTGTAGGCTCCACCACCTTGATACTTAACGTCGTCAGCTTCCGCTTCCATTATGGCTTTACCGATTTCTTCCGCGATCTTGGGGACGATAGAGTTTCCCAATGATTTAAGTCGGTGTACTCTGCCGGGTACCCCATGAGCCACTCGACCCACGTCGGGTTCAGTGTGCCACCAGGAGCCTTCTCCTGATACGCTACTTCCGTCTCTAGATACTTCTTGTGTCGAAGATTCGCCATCCCCTGTGATAGTTTCATGGTCATCCCGATTGCTGCTCTTGGTGTTGGCCACATCTGTGCTTCCTTCACTGCTAGTGTCAAAGGTTTGCCCCCTTGGCTGTACTTCTTCGAACGATCCGTTGCTGAGTCTTGTGTAGGTGTTGGCCACATCAAATTCGGATGGGCTACTTGATCGTTGATGCTGATCGGCATCTTCTTTTCTAGTTTCATCTTCATTCGTTTTTCCGAGCTCGGTCCCCTGTCGCAATGTGCGTCGGGAGTCCTCCACATCCTTACTGTGTCCGCTAGATTTAAGCTGTGACTGTTCTTGCCGTCCTTCGTCAGTCTTCTGCCCGTCTTTGTTAGTTTCATGTTTGGGTGTTCTATTTCTTGTGTCGTTGGAGTGGGCAACATCTTCATGTCCGTCGTTGCTTTGCCATACTGAACTTGTTCCGCTAGTGAGCCTGGAGGCACTGTCGTTCTGCCTATACTCTTTCTGTACTTGATCCTGTGCTCCATCGCTTTCTTCGATCGATTCGCTATCATTGAAGCGCTTGGCGTGAGCCACAATCCAGATTCTTTCTCTTCTGTGGGGAGCGCCGACACCTGCAGCTGGAATATTGAACGCCCTGACTTCGTATCCCTCTCCCTCCAAGTCAGTGCACACAGTCTCGAAGACCATGCCGTCTTGGATGTTAGTAATACCTTTGACATTTTCTCCAATAACCCACCTCGGCTTAAACTCTTTGATGATTCGAAACATCTCTGGCCAGAGATGTCTGTCGTCACTTGTTCCTTTTTGTTTGCCCGCGACCGAGAACGGTTGACAGGGGAAGCCCCCTGTGATGATTTCGGGAAGTTCAATTCCATCTGCCTCGAGTCTTTCTTTTGTGATTTCTTTAACGTCATTATATATCTTAGCTCCTTTCCAATGTTTTTGCAGCACTAATTTGCAATATTTATCCATCTCGCAAAAAGCTACGGTCTTAAATCCTATTCTTTCTAAACCATAGCTAAAGCCACCTATTCCACTAAATAAATCTAGTAGTTTCATTAACAGTTTTCTTTCGATACGTCTGTGTCACCTTTTACTAACCAAACATAAGACCATTCAGTTGATCCAGGTGTACATTTTTTTCCAACTTTAACGGAATAAGAACAGCCTACTAATAGTAAAGCTGTGCATAATATTAAGAATGTTTTCATTTTTTTATATCCTCTTTCTTTTGTAGATTAGCAAAAGGCACTGAGTCATGTACATTTCCTGACACAGATATTCTTGTGCAATCTGATTTAAACGGACTCACATAATGTTTCAGCCATGCTGGAAAGATATACATATCACCCACTTCAGGAAACTGTGATTGGTAAGTTATGGCTTCTCTTGTTCCTTCACCGTAAGTAAACTGTATGCTACCAGGTCCACCGGATCTACCGCTATACGCTTTGTTTTCTGCTTTTAATTCATCAGGTATTTGACAATAAATAACAAACGATAGTTTGCCGTCATGATCGTGCGGTGGGTTATAATCAAATTGTTTTTGATAGTTTATCCATAACGCAGAGATAACGTACTCTGGTTTAAACTTAGGTTTTTTATTCATAAAAGATTCGTGGGCTTTATCATAGACACCAATGTAATTGGCTAACCAAGGCACTAAGACTCCCTTGTCCCTGAACCCTACTTCTTTATGCAGTTGTCCTGCTAACTTAGAAGTAAAATCCTCTTTGCTAGCCTCTCCTTCACTTAACAATAGCTTGATAAATTCATCAGCTACTTTCAACTTTACAAGACATGGTCCCCAATTATAGGTCATGACTTGTATCTTTTCTCGTTGATCTTTCTTCATGCTTCCTCCTTTGTATAATGATTAACGATTTGTTTTAATTTACTACGCTTAGTTATGGCGTAAGGTAAAAATAATTTGGCAACGTGGTAGGCTTGTCGGTGGCTGCATCTCCATTTCCACTGCAGCATGTGCCCACCCTTACGTGGTTTACGTAGGACGGTGCCTATCTTTAATGTTTTAAGAATGTGAGCAACGGTAGGTTTATCTGTCATCGCAACTTCCATAGATATCCTCCAACAATTATATTTTTTCTTTTTACTTCTTTTATATTCCCAATACTTTTTATACATGACAGTGCCTTCACCATCAAACAACCCTGCTAAATAACTTATTTCTTCTTCCATAAATCCATGAACCAATCAATAACAGCACAAATAAAAATACCTAACAACACAACCATACAAAATAAACCAAAGACTAGATAAAACAAAAGACCCAAAATGAACTCTATTATTTTGCGAGTCATTTCTTTTTATGTCTTCCCATGTACCAATCACCAGGTTCATAGTCCCATCGTTTACCATGGTGTCCGCGTATATCCGCGTACCACATTCGAAGTCTAACAATGAGTTTCTTAATCAACATTGCTGTACCCCGTTCCCTGTTTCCTGTTCCGCCATCGCTTCTGCCAGGACCAAGAGTTTAATTTAGAGCTCTTATGTTCGATAACCTTGTACACGGTATCAATAATCTTTCTCCATGTTTCTTTCATATTGTCTATCGCATCAGGTATTGTCTTCATCTTCTCCTTTAAAAAATTTCTTTAGCTGCTTTTTATATTCTTTTTCATCCTGCTCTTCGTAGCGGACAACGTCTTCTATTTCGTCTGTATTTTCTTCGGGTTGTTTTTTTATCTTAATAATGTGTTTAACACTCATAGGGCTCCTTTATTTCTGAATTGATCAAACATAACCTTTTGTAGCTTATCTAGTCTTTCTTTTAAAGTTTTGTTTTCTGCCTCTAACTCATCAATACGTCTTGTTAGATCCAACGGTCCTCGGTCATCTAATAAAATTTTTAGATCCCCCACCTTTACTTCGCTAGATATTACACCTGAGTCTTGTAATTGTGCTATCTGTTTCTCAAAATCTGCTGCGTCTTTATCTGTCATCATAGGCAATCCATACAATAGTTTGGGTTCGTCGCTGACCATTCACCTGGTTTAGGTGTACAGCCACAACCTTGACAGTGTGTTCGTTTCATTTAGATACTCCAAAAGTTGCTCTCATCATTGCTGTTTTAGGATCCCATTCAAAGTCTCCTATCTGTATTTTACTGCAATTTGTCAGTGTCAATACCACTATAATCATAATTAATAGTTTCATCATCTATTTCTCCTTTTGATTTACACATAGGACATTGTACGACAATGTCTCTCTTAGAATAAGGTGTCTTAGCTTCTAATACTTTAAAATATCCATTACCTTTACATCGGGGACATATCATTGTTTCTGTCCTCCCTGTATACGTAATTACTTTTTCCTGTTCTAAAATCATTTATGTTTTGCTTTCTTTTTTCTAATCTTTGTCTTACGGTTTGAAATACATATTTCCAATTACGGCCAGCTAACTGACAGACTAATCGAAAGTCTGAGCTTTGATTAACAATCCAATTAATGGATAGCTCTGCTTCTCTTAGATCAGTGCCTCTTAACGCATCCTCTAAAGCTTTACCTAAAACAGAGATCCAAAGTTTTTGCTCAGGATCTTTACCTCTTTCAAATAAATTGATGACGTTATCATTTGCCGTTCCGGGACGATATTTTGCCATTTAATTTCTCCGCTTTCTCTCTTGCAACAGCTTCAATAGTTTTACTTATGGACAATTTAGCGCCCGGCAATAAAACTTTCGACAACTGTTGTAATGTATTATATGCTTCATGTGTTAGTGAAACATTTCTATATTTACTGGTATCAGTCATATTTTACTTTCTCCATTTTTTAGGGGCAGAATATAGGATAACTCAACGGAGGTCAAATGAAATTTTTATTAATAATGCAGGTGTGCTCTGCGCTTCATATGTCCTGTATGGATCCCATGGAGGCGGGTATATATAAAACCCATTTTGACTGTGCAACCGCAGGTTATCTTAACGCTATAGGTTTGACTAGAGAAGTTGGAGAAGAAGTATCTAACAGAGATAGAGTTACAATAAAGTTTGAATGTAAACCCGTAACAGCAACTTAATTATTGAGGCGGGTCATCGCCACAAATATATCCAATAACCTGTTTGCCATCATACTCGTGATAAACGTGATTAGTGAACATCTTACGTTTTTTTCTTTCGTGAACTTTTACGTTGTGATGAAACCAAGACTCGCAGCTTTCTTTCGATGGGATTTCGAAAGAAGTCATCTCGATATTACCCAACAGAGTTAAGTACAATAAAGTTATCGTCACTATATTCTCCATTTATCATTTTGGTTTTTTACCGTTTACTACGGTAGATATAAAATTACCATGTTTATTTGTATACTCTACAGCATATTCTTTTTTATGGTCAAGTTTAGATTTTAATTTTTTAAAAGACATGGCCTCCATATCCTCTGATGCATCTTTACTTAATTCCCTAACTTTGTATTTGTATCTCATATTTTCCTTTCTTTAATTTTTATAGGATATTATTTGACGGTTGTCAACGCCCTTGGCCTATGTATTTCTTACGATGGGGTTTTCTTTTATTCAACCGCTTGGTGTGTACACCTGGTCGTTTTTTAGGGGTTCGTTTATGATAATTACTTACACCAAATAAAGGTTTCTTTTTAGCCATGATCTGGTGGGAACTCTTCCATTAATTTTATTTTGGTATTAGCATTAGCTTCGATGTATTTAATTACACCGTTTACTTTTTGCTCTAAATCTGCGCCACAGTTTACACATCTGTAAAAATCATCAGCTAGGAATACTAATATGGTTAGTTCTCTACACTCAGGACATTTACCAGTTACGATTTTTGCGTGGTGAAATTCTTTCATTACTTTATTATACTTAAAATTTTCTTTCTATCCATGTATATCTCTGTTTGAGCCTCTACTTTTTTACAAGTGAATACAACTCTCTCAGGATTTACCTCGTTCTGCGCGATACGCTTGGATTTCAAACAATCGCTGAGATTCGGTTTATATACATGCTCTATCATAGTACCATTTAAAGTTAAGATAAGTGCGAATACAGTTTCTATCATTAATGACCGTTCCCGTTTCTAATTATCTTCTCCACATCTTCAGTTAACTTCTCTGTTCTTTTTTTTAAAAATTCTATGTTAACGGCATTATTTCTCATACCCTTGATCTCTGCTTCTACATCTTCTAGTAAACCACTGACATGTTCTACAATCATAAAAAGTTCTGCCTCTCCAGCTGATTGACCTAACTCACCTCTTGGATATTTAATTCTAAACTCTGTGTTTTGTTCTAAATCTTTTTGCATTAGTTCTATTTTTGTAGCGTGATTGTTGAGCATCTCATGCAAACCAAAATAAGCCCAGGTTCCAATGGCGACCATCGCGATCAAACTAGCAACCGTCTTCATAGGCATTTGTACAGATGCCTCTTCGCTAATTTTTAGTGGTTTATTTGCCATTCTTTTCCTTATAATTGTCCAGTGTTACCACATCTGGGTTATCTTTTAAATACTGTTGTTTTAGCTCTGTCCAATAGCTAATTTTAGGATCAAAATCTCTGTCGCCAGAAAATTGAGATGTAGACATTACACCCACTTTCATA